TTTACGACGGTCTAGAGGGGGTTGCAGAGCATGTTACACTTAAAGTACCGAGCGGTACAGAGACACACAAAAAAGAAGAAAAAAAAGAAAACAAAAGCGAAGGTACTTTATCTAATACTAATAGAGTATCTAATAGTATAAATAAGGAAAAAGAAATTTTTAAAAAAGTCAAGTTTAAATTCAGTAAAGAATTAATACCTTTTGAACTCGAGCAGCATTCAGAAAAAATTGAAGAATTTTGGAAAGTTAAAACAGGTCGGAAAAGTGAACAAGCTTTCAATCTCTTGATATCGAACCTAATCGCTATTAAAAAGAAATACACAGATCAAACTATCACCGATCAACTTGACTTGGCCATTGCAGGAGGCCCGAAAGGACCCTGGTCAAACGTAACTTTGAAAAATTATGAAACCTTCTCAAAGCAAAATTCATGATCTCCAGAGCCAACGCCGAATCACCCAGCAAGCAGGGTATTTAGAAATGGAAAATTTGAAGATCAATGAAAAGAGCTTTTGATGCTGCTTCTACGCAGAAACTAATTAGAGAAGGATTAATTAAACCGAATCCTGCTAATCCATCCATTCCCATGTGGACTGTTGAAGACTTCGATGAACCGACACCAGGATATAAATACAACCGAAGACATGCTGATGCGAATCCTTCCATCTACGGGCCTTGGAAAGGAATCGAACATGTAAATCCTCTTGAAGAATTTCGAGGCATGACACTTGCAGAAATTGACGAGAGACTTCATCCTCATCATGAGCAAAAGGTTGAAGTAATAGATCCAAAGGACTTTCCATCATGAGCAAATCCAACAAAACAATTACAGAAAAAGGAACTCGAGAGTTCAACAAAAAATGGGATAGGAGTTGGAATAGTCCAAATATAAAAAGCAGAAAAAGACCAAAAAGAAAACTTCCACCAAAAACCACAAAAGGATTTAAATGAAATGACCCAAACAGACCTTTTTAATTATCCAACAGCTCCGCATAATCATACTGATCCATCAATCGATGCAGCCGAAAGCATCGTCGATCAGCTCAATGGTATGTGCCGTGATGTTTTACATGCCGTCATGTCGAATCCTTTGGGATTGACTTGCGATGAAGTTGAACAAATTCTTGCAATGAAACATCAAACCGCTTCCGCTCGACTACGAGATTTAATTACATGTCAACCACCTTACGTCGAATTTCGGAACGATCCGAAAACAGCAAAACCATTAAGAAGACCTACCAGGAGTGGACGAACTGCCCGAGTCTATTTCGCAACACAGCATGGGGTCCTATGAAGCTTAAACCTCTTCCTATTTTTCGTGATGAAGAACGTCACCAGTATTGCTGGGAGCCAACAGGCGAATGGCTTGCCTATTCGACAACTCAAGTAACAGGTTCCGATAAAACTCCAGAGGCTCTAGCCAATATTGAACGCTACCGTCACATCTGGGAACCGAGAGGGGTTCATGTTCATTATTGCCTTGAACAATTTCTATTAGGTGACAAACAACCAGATCCAAAAGAATTTGAAGATTGGGTTCGTCCACTTTTGACAGATCCATTTTGGGAGAACTTTGAAACTTGGGCTGTTGAATATATGCTTGCAGATCTAGAAAAATCTATCGGAGGACAATTTGATGTCCTTGGTTTTGACCATAAAGCGAACAAATTAACTTTAATCGACCTGAAAACTCAGAGCAAATCAAACAGAAAGATCTATAACACCGACGCACAATTAGGAAGCTATGTAGAATCGCTAGCTGATCATTTTGGTTTAGTTGTTGATAGCTGTAGAACTATTTGGTCAAGACCCAATAAGTGCATAATTGGAGAAGAACAAGACCCATTAACTTGTCGATTGGCATGGAAAGAGAGCTGGAAAAACTTTCAGATGAAGCAAGAAACACTATGAATGGTGAGATTTCCTTTCAAGTTATAGGTATTCCAGGGGCTCAAGGCTCAAAACGATTAACTCGATATGGAGCAATGATTGAATCATCGAAAAAAGTTAAGCCTTGGCGACAAGATATAAGACATGCAGCACTAGAATTTTTCAAACAAGATCCTATAGATTGCGCTGTATCTCTTTCTATTGAATTTGTATTTAGTCGCCCTAAATCACATTTTGGTACAGGAAAAAACGCTAGAACATTTAAACCTTCTGCACCGAAATTATTAACAAGTCATTCCGTTGGAGATATTGATAAATTATGTCGAAGCACACTTGATGGTTTATCGGTGACAACTGGAGGGACAGTCATAAAAGATGATTGTTTAGTAGTTTCTTTACATGCAACAAAAAGATATGCAAATCGTGGCGAACTCCCTGGTGCAAACATTTCAATTCTACCTGTACCATTTACATGAGGATCAAATCTTATTAAGATTAAAAAGTAAACAAAGGGGATCAAAAACCACATGCCCGCTTCAAAAGCTCCAGCCTCGCTAGCTGAAGCATTAGCTCAGTTCCAACAGGAACACCACGCAGCAGGTAAAGACGGTAAAGCCAATTATGGTTTTTATACGACACTTGCTGGTGGATTAAATGCTGTTCAACCAGCAACCCATTTAGGTCTTTGCCACACGCAAACCTTCGAGACAATCATCACTGAACACGGAACAGTCGTCACGGTCTTAACCACGACTCTTAAGCACGTTTCAGGTGAAGAAATTCACAGCCGACTTCCTTTCCCTGAGCTTGTTCCTAACAGAGGGAACATCATGCAAGCTCTAGGTTCTGCGATTACTTATGCAAGACGCTATTCGCTTTTAGCAATCTATGGCCTAGCTGGTGATGACGATGATGCTGACACTTTGACCCCAAAGCTCGAGGCAAAGAAGGGTATTAGTCGTACTCCTACAGAACCGAACAAATCAAAATTAAATTTTACTAGGACAGCAAAAGCACTTGAATCGACTGATTCTGCAAACCCTACACAGTTCATTGACCAAGCCAAAAAAGAGAAGATTAAATCTGATCTCTATGAGCTTGGCGTTAAATCTGCTGAGAAAAAATCAAAGGTTTTAAAAGACTTCAAGGAAGAGTTCAAAATCTCTTCTAAAGAAATCTCACCAAATCACATAACAACCGAAGCTCACGGCAATTTCTTAGCCAAAATGATTAAAGAAGCTTCAGGTTAATGACTTACGACCAGGCGGAATTTGCCGCTCAACAAATTATCCATCAATTAAAAACAAGGACTCAAGCCAATGCCAAGCAACAACCAGTTTCAACCAGCTCTAACTCACCAAATAAAATGGAGTGTCGGAGAGAACAAGTACAACGAAGATGGTAAAAATCCAAAGCAACTTACTTTAACAATTCCAGTTGATTCAATTATTGATTTATCAAATCATTTGATGGCTTTAAGAGATGATCCTTCAAAGGTTAAAGACGGAAAAATTTGGAATTATGATAAGAACGAAGAAGAAGTAGTTGATGTCGTTTTCATAAATGCAAAAGGTAAGGAAGGACAGTATGGCGACTTTGGAAATATCAATCCGCAGAAAATAGATACCGAAGTACCTTTCTAACGAAACGACGTAAAGAAGGGCGGTTTAAATCTTCTTTTATGATCAGCCCTTCTAAGTCTCCAATTTTCCCGATGCAGTTTTTTATAATTTGATCCTTTGCCCAGTTTTGTCTGTGAAGATTTGCACAGAACTCGGCAACCTTCTTGTGATCATCAGATCCTAGTATTTCCCTCGCTTCTCTTTCGATTTTAAAATCTTCTTCTGGAGTTGCTTCAATACACAACCAGTCAAGTTCTGATTTCATGCGAAAACGACAAATTTGTCCCTACTGTTCAAATTACTCTGTGAATGTGGTCGGAACAAGGAAAACTAAAAATAATCAATCTATTAGAAGAAAAAGCTGTATGAATTGCAAAGCTCGTTGGTACACGATCCAAGAGCCTGAAATATTTATAAATAGTGATTTAATTCAATACACCAGTCGATACCGGGGTTCAAATGAAAAACTTAAAAAGTCAGGTAAATTTGTGGAGAGAATAGAATTATTAGATGAAAAAAATTCTTAACTTCTTCGGTTCGTTTTTCGTCTATAGATCCCCAGAACCACTAGAGGGTTATGCATGGGGCTTGAAGTCTTACCCGAATTGGTACTTGAAAGGACTAGCCGGAACTAAGAAAGACTTAAACAAAACGGAGCTTATAAAGATAATTATTGGTAGAGTTGATTAAACTGACGTTCAAATGATAGAGAACTGTGGCTGGTGAATCAGTAATTAGCTTAAGAATTGTCGATCAGGCCTCGCCTACGATTGACAAGGTTGACAAGAAAGCAAAAAAACTAGCTGGTACTGTTAAAAATTCAAATGGGAAGCTTTTAGATCAAACAAAAAATTTAAAAGGTGCAGCTCTTGGCTTTCTTGGAATGGGAGCTGCTGCTAAGTCAGCAACACCGGCAATTCATGGAGTAGGAATTGCAGCAAAACAAGCATTAGCACCATTACTTCCTTTAATTGCTGCTGGTGCTGTTTTACAACAAGCTTTTTCAACTCTTAGTCAACAAGATTTTGCTGAAGCTAAATTTGAAACATTAGGTGGAAACAGTGAAAAATTAGTTGGTAACTTGAAGTTATTAACTAGCGAATTACAAGGTCAAGCAAGTGTTACACAGTTAACTGCAGCAGCTTATGATGTTGCATCTGCAGGTTTTACAAAGGCTTCAGACGCAGCAAAGATTTTGAAGGCTGCAAGTTTAGGTGCAACAGGTGGTTTTACAGACATTAATACAGCTGGTGGGGCTGCCGTAAAAGTTTTAAACGCTTACGGGAAGACTGCTGACGACGCGAGTTTCTTAATGGATCAGTTCGCACAAACACAAGCGGACGGAATTATAACTATTGGAGCTTATTCACGAAATATAGGTAAAGTTGCGACAACAGCAGCAAGTTTAAAAGTTCCATTAGCCGAAGTAAATGCTGTTATTGCTCAAGCAACTGCGTCTGGTGTTCAAACTGAAGTTGCATTTACAGGATTAAATGCTGCTTTAGCAAAAATTTCTAGTGGTCAAATTGGTAAAAGATTAGGTGCAGATATAGATGCATCAACATTAGCGGCAGAAGGATTAGGTGGAACACTTGAAAAACTACAGCAATTCTCACCTGAACAATTACAACAGGCCTTTGGACTTGAAGCTTTTAAAGGTATTCAAGTTGCAATTAAAGATACTGAGAAGTTTAATGCGTTATTAAAAAATCAAGTTAATGCTCAAGGTGCTGCAGCAAGAGCAGCCTTTATTGCTTCAGATACAATTCAAGGTTCTATAAAACGTTTAGGGACATCAATTCAAAATATTTTTGCTGATGGTTCTGAAATGGGTGAACTTTTAAAATTTACAATTAAAGCTTTAGCAGTTACTTTTGAAGCCTTGGGATTTGCAATAAAAGTAACTCTTACACCATTTAGAGCAGCATGGAAAATTGCTCAAGGTTTTGCCAAAGCAATTGGAATTGATATGACTGGAGGAATGCAATCAGCTACAGAAGGTTGGTTTGGATTAATGAAAGCTTTTGATGTTGGTTTTCAAAAGACTTTTGTTGCAATGGAAAAACTTGGCCTCGCAATGGGAGGGTTGGCAAATGTGATGATGGAACCATTTAGAAAAGCATTTAAATGGATTCTTGAAGCTGTTAATAACTTTTGGAATGCTTTACCTGGATGGATTAAATGGTCAGTAAAACAAATGCAGAAATTAGCAGGAGGAGCTGCTGAGACTGTATCAACAGCAGTCACAGGTTTCTTTACACAAGATAAAGAGCAAGCTAAAGAACAAGAAAAAATAAATAAAGCAAAA